ACGACCTGTACGGCCATTTGCGGGTCGTCGGGTCATGACGATGGCGATCGAGTCCGTCCGCAGCCCCAAATCACGGCTCCAGGCGCCGATTCGCGCATGGCGAGGCCCGCGCTACGACGGCGACTTCCCGACGCTCGGCTGGGAGGTCCTCAAATGGGCCCGAAAGGCCGGTTTCAGCTCTCCGACCGACGAAAAGGCGCCGCTGATCTTCACCGACGAGCAGGCGCGGCTCATTTTGGAGTGGTACCGGCTCGATCCGGAGACCGGCGACTTCCGCTACCGCCGATTCGTGCTCGAGATGGCGAAGGGCTGGGGTAAGTCGCCGTTCGCCGGCTTCCTGTCGCTCGCGGAGTTCGCCGGGCCGGTCTGTTTCGACGGCTGGGACGCGAATGGCGAGCCGATCGGCATCGCGTGGGGCACCGGCAACCGGCCGTCGCCCTGGGTCCAGATCGCGGCGGTGTCGGAGGACCAGACCGACAACACCTACGGCGCGCTCTACCCGATGCTGACCGCCAACGACCACCGCGTCGCGAAGAACCTGCGGATCGACGACGGCCGGACCCGGCTGTACCTCCGCGACCGTCCGGGCACCCTCGAGCCGGTCACCGCCTCGGCCGGCTCACGAGAGGGCCAGCGGCTGACGTCGGGGCTACTCGATGAGACGCACCTGTGGACCCAGCGCAATGGCGGCCGCAAGCTCGCCCGGGTCGTCCGCCGGAACGCCGCGAAGATGGGCGGACGGACGATGGAGACGACGAACGCCCCGGTCCTGGGCGACAAGTCGGTCGCCGAATCATCCGCCGTCGACGACGTCGACCTCGGCGACGTCCTCTACTACGCCCGCCGGCCGGCCACGGAGCCCGACCTCAACTGGACCGACGAGCAGCTCGTCGCGGCGCTCCGCGAGGTCTATGGCGACGCCGTCTGGGCCCCGGTCGAGCGGTTCGTGAAGGAGATTCGCGACCCGGAGACGCCCTGGGACGAGGCGCTCCAGTTCTGGTTCAACATCCGGACCACGGGCGCCGGTCGGGCGGTCGACCCGCGGGTTTGGGACCTCCTGGCGAAGCCCCGCGACGTGCCCGCGAAGACCGCGATCGGCCTCGGCTTCGACGGCTCGATCAGCCGGGACGCGACCGTGCTCCGCGGCTGCACCCTGGACGGCTACTCGTTCCTCATCCGCAAGTGGGAGCGGCCGGCTGACGCGCCGGCGGACTGGCGGGTCGACCGCCTCGACGTCGCGGCTGCGATCGACGCCGCGTTCGCCCGCTTCGACGTCCGCCTGATGCTCGCCGACCCGCCGAAGTGGTGGACCGAGCTCGACGACTGGGCCAAGAAGTTCAAGAAGGGCGACGTCGAGCGGGTGATGGCCCTCGACACGAACCAGGCACGCCGCTTCGCGCCGGCCGTCGACCGCTGGCTCACCGGGATCCGTGAGGGCAGCCACACGCACGACGGCGACCCGTTCACCGACGACAACGTGAAGTCGACCCACCTGCGCAAGATCCGGCTCGAGGACGACGACGACGACGGCCGGACGAAGTTCGTCCTGATCCGGGGCGACGACAACCGGCGGATCGACGCCGCGGTCGCCGACGTCCTTGCCTACGAAGCCGCGATGACTGCCCCGGTAGCCCCAGCCGTTGACCGAAGGATGCACTCATGGTCCTGAACGCCCGAGACGTCAAGGACAGCACCCGCAATCGCCCGCCGAAGAACGTCCAGCCGCCGATCACCGGCGTGATCCCGGCGTCGGGCAACAGCGGCCGCTCGACGCCCACTCGGAACACCCCGCTCGTCCCGTTCACCTCGCCCTGGTGGCTCGAGCGCCTCAGTGGGCAGCTCGACGCCCGGGCCCAGATCATCGGCCGTCTGCGCCAGTACTACGCCGGCCAGCAGCCGCTCGCCTATGCCAGCCAGAAGTTCCGCGACGCCTTCGGCCCAACCTACTCGCGCTGGTCGGACAACTTCATGAAGATGGTCATCCAGGCGACCGAGGAGCGGCTCACCGTGACCGGTTTCAACTGGCCGATCCCGGACGCCGATCCGCTCGACCACGAGGCGATGGCAGCGGGCGACCGGGCGGCCTGGGACCTCTGGCAGGACAACAAGATGGACGCCCAGAGCCAGAAGGCGCACCGCGACGCGCTGCTCTGCGGCGACTGCTCGATCATCGTCGCCCCGGGCCCGAAGTCGAGCGCGATCATCCGCGTCCAGAAGCCCGAAGAGGTCGTCGTGGCCTACGCCGATGATCCGCTCGAGCGGGCCGTCGCGATGAAGCGCTGGACCGACCCGACGGACCGCGTCCTGGCCACGCTCTACTACCCCGACCGGATCGAGAAGTACCAGCAGGCGACCGACGCTGACAGTCGCTCGATCGGCGGCGGGATCGTCATCGGCGACTGGATCCCGCGCCTCAGGCTCCCGGCTGGTGAGGCCTGGCCGCTTCCCCACTCGCTCGGCGTCGTGCCGGTCGTGCCGCTGGTCAACGACCCCGACATCGACAACCAGGGAACGAGCGAGATCGAGTCGCTCCTGCCCCTCCAGGACGCCCTGAACAAGATCTTCGTCGACATGCTCGTTGCCTCCGAGTACGCCGCCTTCCGCCAGCGCTGGGCGACCGGGATCGAGATCCCGACGGACCCCGAGACGGGCAAGGCGATCGAGCCGTTCAAGTCGAGCGTCGAGCGGATCTGGTCGACGGCCGTCGCCGACGCAAAGTTCGGCGACTTCGAGCAGACCGACGTCCAGGGGATGCTCAACTCGATCGCCGAGGTCATTCAGCACATCGCGACCCAGACCCGGACGCCGGCGCACTACCTCCTGGGTAACAATGGCGTCTTCCCGTCGGGCGAATCGCTCCGCGCGACCGAGACCGGCCTCGTGGCGAAGGCGAAGCGCCGGATGCGGGACTTCGGCGAGGCCTGGGAAGAGGTCATGGGCCTCGCGTTCCTGGCCTCGGGCCAGACCGAGTACGCCGACATCGACGACGGCGAGACCCAGTGGGAGGACCCGGAGTACCGGACCGAGTCCGAGCACGTCGCAGCGCTCGTCCAACTGGCGTCGCTGGGCGTCCCGCGTTCCGAGATCTGGCTCCAGGCGGGCTACAGCCCGCAGAAGGTCAGCGAGTGGCTGTCGACGGTGCCTGATGCCGCCGCACCGCAGGCCCAGGCGTCCTCGGCCGGAACCGACGCGGCCGCCCCGCCGAACGCGGCCGGCGACGAGGGGACGTACATGACCGGGATGGCCTCGGGCGAGCCGGATGTCGTCAACGAGCCGCCGTCCGTTCCGGATTCGAGCGGCTAGATGCTCATCAGCGTCGTCGTCCCCACCTGGCAGCGCGCGGACTTGCTCCGCAATCGCTGCCTGCCGTCCTTGGCCTGCTCGAAGGCCGAGACTGATCTGATCGTCGTCGCCGACGGGCACGATCCAGCCGCGCGTCTCATCGCGGCCGAGTTCCGGGCCCGCTACCTCGAGATCGACCGCCCCGACTATCCGCGCGACGAGCTCCAGCGCTGGCACGCGGTCGGGATCCGGGCCGTGAACGCCGGCCTCGACGCGGCGACGGGCGACTGGGTCATCGTCGTCAACGATGACGACGAGCTCGTGCCCGGCGGACTGGATGCGCTGGTCGAACGGGCAGCCGGCTCGAACGCCGACGTGATCCACGGCGGGTCGTCCGTGCTCCAGCGCGACGGCAGCTGGGTCGACGTGAACGAGGGCCCGCCCTGGTTCCGCTGGTTCCCGATCGGATCGGCCCTGATTCGCCGGGCAACGCTCGGCCGGACGCGGCTCGACCCGGACGCCTACCGCTCGGGCATCCCGGCAGATCGGGAGTTCTGGCGCCGCCTCTATCGCGAAGGAATGACGTTCGAGCGGATCCCCGAGCTCGTCTACCGCTATTGGCCCGGCATGGCCTACCAAATGGCATCTTGAAAGCTGGAGGAGTAACAGCTACCGTGCTTGACAACGACCAGTCCGCGGGCGCGACGCCCGCCGCGGGAGGCGCGACGCCTCCCCAGAGCCCGCCGGCCCCGCCGGCACACGCGACTCCTCCGGCAGCAGCATCGACACCGCCCGCGACGGACGGCGATGCGCTCGGAGAGGGCGGCAAGCGAGCACTCGAAGCGGAGCGCGCTGAGCGCAAGAAGCTCGAGAGGGAGCTGGCCGATCTCAAGGCCGCGTCACTGTCGGATACCGAAAAGGCACTCGCCGACGCCAAGAAGGCCGGACGCGAGGAGGTCATCGGTAAGGCCCAGCAGGTCGCTCGACGGGCCGAAGTCCGCCGGGCGCTCCAGGCGGCCGGGTGCGTTGACGTCGGGATCGCTGCGATGGCGACCGAGTTCGGGGCCCTGGCCGTGGATGACGAGGGAACCGTGGCGGATCTCGAGAAGACGGTGACGGCGTTCAAAACCGCCCACCCGACGCTCTTCGGGACTGCCTCCAGCCCCTCATGGGATGCCACGTCGGGCGGTGCCCCAGGCGCGTCGGCGGCAGGCCGGGTCTATACCCGAGCCGAACTCCGGGACGTCGAGTTCTACGCGAAGCATCGAGCGGATATCGAAGCAGCGTCCCGCGAGCCGGGGCAGCCACGGATTCGCCAAGTGATCTGAGCGGGGCGAGGCCCCGAACCGGCGAACCTCCCGAGTGCGAGTGAAGGAGGCCGGTGACATCCCCTTACTCGCAGGGAGACCTTCATGGTCGCAACCGTCGACGTCACCCAGGCCCAGTACTTCATCCCGGAGATCTGGGCCCAGACCGTCATCCCGATCCTTCGCCGGTACATCGTCATCGCGCCGCGGGTCTACCGCGACACCGACGTGGCCGCGTTCAGCCGGGGCGACACCCTCCATGTGCCCTACCCGGGCACCCTGGCCGCGTCCGACAAGGCCGCCGGCACCGCCTACACCCTGGCCCAGCCCTCGGGCGAGACCGAGGTGCAGGTCGTCCTCAACAAGCAGAAGGCCGTGTCCTTCATCGTCGAGGACGTCGTCCGGGCCCAGAGCAACCAGGACCTGATCCAGGTCTACAGCGAGGCGTCGGCCATCGCCCTCGCCGAGCAGCTCGAGACCGACCTCTGGACCACCGCGGTCGCGGAGACGAACACGACCGGCGCCGCCGGCACCGACCTCTCGGCCAGCGCCCTGCGGACCGCCGCGAAGACGATGACCGACAACCTCTGCCCGTCGGACGGCCGCGTCCTGGTCGTCTCGACCAAGGACAAGCTCGCCCTTCAGGCGGACACCGGGCTGACGAGCTACTTCGCGTTCACCCAGACCCAGGCCGTGTCCGAGGGCAACCTCGGGCGTCTGTACGGCTTCGACGTCTTCGAGAGCCAGCTCGTTCCGACGATCGCGGGCACCCCGGTCGAGACGGACAACATCGCGTTCCGCCGGGATGGCCTGATCCTCGCGATGCGCGGCCTGCCGGATGTCCCCCAGGGCATGGGCGCCGTCTCGGCGACCGTGCGCGATCCCGAATCCGGGATCGTCATGCGGACGGTCATGGCCTACGACGCCACCTACGGCGGCGTCCGGGTCACGTTCGAGATCCTGTACGGGACGAAGATCCTCCAGGACGCCAAGGTCCTGCTCGTCAAGAGCTAGACCGACCAGTGTCCACCTTTGCGGTCGTCACGCCCTCGCGCGGTCTGGTGCACAGCCGGACCGTCGAGGCCGTGATGACTGCGATCGCTGAAGCGGTAGCTGTCGGCCACGAGTTCTGTGGCTGGTCGCTGACGCACGACCTCCCGATCCCCGACTGCCACGAGAAGGCGGCCGAGCTCGGCCTCGCGACCGGGGCGGAAGCGCTCTGGTTCGTCGAGGAAGACGTCATCCCCCCGGCCGGGGCGCTCTGCGCCCTCCTGGAGCGCCCCGAGCCGATCTCGATCGTCGACTACCCGGTCGGCGAGGAGCCGACGGTCAACTGCGCCTACCACTTCGCCGGCGAGATCCACTGGTGCGGCCTCGGCTGCACGCTGATCCGCCGCGAGGTCTTCGACCAGCTCCCCCGCCCGTGGTTCCGGTCGGACATCACGTTCACCCTCAAGGGCGGCCAGATCGCCGACCTGTGGCTCGATCGTCCGAAGCCCTACGGCGGCCAGGACATCTACTTCTGCTGGACGGCCCGCCAGGCCGGCATCGCCATCGGCGAGGTCCCCGGGCTGCTTTGTGACCACGCCCGCCTCCGCGAGCTCGGCGCCTCGCACGTCAACGCCGGACAGCACCGGATCGAGCTGCTGACCGCAGCCAACGTGGAGCACTGGGTATGAGCCTCACCCTGCGAACGAACATCGCTGCCTCGGACATCCAGATCGACATCAGCGGCACTTCTCCGGCGCTCGCTGTGGGCCAGACGATCCAGGTCGGTACGGAATGGATGGTCCTGCGCGGCACCGACGGTCCCCTGACCCTCGATGGGCACGCCGCGCACGCCATCTGGACCGTCGATCGGGCCCAGTGGAACACCGCCGCGGCCTCGCATTCGGCGAACGATGCGGTCACGCTCGCGAGCTGGGGCGCAACTGGGGCCACCGGTGCAACAGGCGCCACTGGGGCAACTGGGGCAACCGGCCCGACCGGACCAACGGGTCCATAGGATGGCCGTCCGCACTTCGATGGCCACGATCATCACCCGGACCCGGGCGATGATCGGTGACCCGCTGATCGCCGGGACCCCACCGACGTCTGTCTTCGCCGACCAGGACTACCAGGACGTCCTCGACGACCGCCGGACGGACGTGATCCAGGCCCAGCTGAGCTTCCGGCCGATCCTCCAGGGCGGCACGACGGCCGTCAAATACGTCGACTTCTGGACGCCGGTCGGCAACTGGGAGGACAGCGTGACGCTCGTCGACGCTCTGACGGCCTCAATCACGCCGGACACGAGCGACCTGATCCGCGGGCACTGGACCTTCACGGCCGGTCACCTGCCGCCGGTATTCATCTCGGGCTCGTTCTACGACATGTACGGGGCCGCCGTGGCGCTCCTGGAGCGCTGGCAGGGCCTGACCGCGCTCGACTTCGACTTCACGACCGACGGCCAGGTCTTCAACCGGAGCCAGAAGCGCGAGGGCCTCGCGGCGCTGGCCGCGTCCTACGCCCGCCGCGTCGTGCCGCCAGGCAAGCGACCGGCCTGGAGGGCACTCGAGTGGTAGACCTCCTGCGGCCCGCGTCCGAGGCCCTCATCTCCGAGACGATCGTCAAGTTCACCGCTCACACGCCGCGCTGCCGTCCGGACCGGATGCCGTGCAACTGCGGCCTGACCGAGGCCGTCACGACGATCCTCGACGAGCTCGACCGGCTCCGCTTCGTCGAGCTGGCATCGCGCCGGCTGCTCGAGGCGACGTCGCCGGCCGAGTGCCGCGAGCTCGACGCCGCGCTGCGCCAGGCGATCGGCATCTCGGATGCCCGGGCGGTGGCAGCGTGACGCGGCACATCATCGAGCACCCCGACGGCCGCCGCTACAGCGTCGAGCCCGAGGTCTTCGACCGGACGTACCAGCCGCTGGGCTTCGTCATGCTCGAGGAAGAGCAGGACGCCGACTTCATCGCCGACGTCCCGGCCCCGAAGGCCCCGCGGCGCACCCCGAAGCGAAAGCCGGTCCGGCGATGAGTCTGACCGCGGCCGAGCTCGCCGGCATGCAGTCGACGCTCAACGCCTCCCTGCCCGACCTGTGCTCGATCGACCATGTGACAAAGGTCGCGGACGGCTCCGGCGGCTGGACGGAATCGATCGCCACGACCTCGAACGTCCCGTGCCGCTTCGTCGAGGGCAGCGACAAGAAGGGCGGCGAGCTCGTCGTGGCCGACGTGATCACCTCGGTCTCGGCGTGGATCTTCACGTTCCCCGTCGGAACGGCGATCGACGTGCCCGACCGGATCCACGTCGGCAGCCGGACCTGGGAGGTCGTCGAGTTCTACGCCCGGACCTGGTCGGTCGACCTGCGCCTCTTCGCCCGGGAGATCCGCTGATGCCGATGGCAGGCGTGGCGCACAAGGGCTACCGGCCGCAGTCGGTGAGCCGGCGCACGATCGGGACGGTCAAGGCGGGCAGGGGCGCCTTCAACCTGTTCCCCGCGATCGCAGACGCCTTCCCGGGCGCCCTGAGCGACGTCGTGACCGAGGTCACCGACGCGATCGCCCAGGACGCCTCGAGCAACGCCCCGGTCGAGGCCGAGAAGCGCTACCCGTCGGACCCAGAGCCGGGCACGCTGCGCGACAGCTGGGACGTGAAGCTGCGCAACTCGAAGACGACCGGCGAGATCGTCACCGGGCGGGTCGAGTTCAAGGCACCCTATGCCTTCTACGTCGAGGTCGGCACCGTCCACACGAGGGCCCAGCCGTTCCTCGTGCCAGCCGTGATGCGCGGCCGGGCGCTCTTCAACGGCCTGGTCGAGAAGCTCGAAAGCCGCCTGCCCCGATGAGCGGCTTCGTCGAGTACAGCGAGGCGGCCGCCTGGCTCACCGCGACCCTGACTGGGATCTCCGGCATGACCGGCGGCGTCCAGGAGCACCCCGCGGCCGAGCTCAGCACCTACCCACTCGTGACGTTTTCGGAGCAGGCATGGACCGACGTCTCAGTGATCAACGGGCACCGGGTCTGGTCCGAGCTGCTCTTCCTCGTCACGGCCATCTCCAAGGGTGAATCGACCCTCGCGCTCAAGGCGATCGCGACCGAGATCGACAACCGGCTGCACCGCGCATCCGGGACAACGACCGACGGCCAGATCATCGAATCGATCCGCCAGGGCGGATTCCAGACCTCGGAGGTGGACAACGGCGTCTCGTACCGCCGGCTCGGCGGCTTCTACCAGCTGATCGTCCAGCCCACGAACCCCTAGGAGATCCCATGACGGACCGCGCAGCAGTCGTCGAATCAGTCCAGATCGGCCTCGAGGTCACGCCCGGCACGGCCGTGGCCGCCCCGACCACCGTCCGCTCGATGTCGGTCGGCATGAAGATCGCCGGCGACGACGACGTCTTCCGCCCCGACGGCCACAAGTTCAACGCGATCGTCGTCCCGAACATGGAGTGGTCGACGTTCAGCCTGACCGGCAAGCCGACCTACACCGAGGTCTGCTACCCGCTCGAGTCGATCTTCGGGACAGCCGTCCTGACGAACCCCGGCGTGCTCACCCAGAAGCGGGTCTACGACTACGCCGACACGGCCGTTGCGACCCCGAAGACCCTGACGATCATGAAGGGCTCGAGCGTCCGTGCCCAGAAGCTCGCCTACGGCGTCGTGACCGACCTGGCCTTCACCTTCAGCCGCAAGAACGGCCTGGCCCTCACCGGGCAGGGCATCGGCCAGCAGTTC